GCTGATTTCGGATCTACAGAAGTTGGTCAGTATGCACAGCCAGCTGGCGGAGACAACGTTCCAGCTATGGATCTAGATAGAACGTCAGTAAATAAATTACTAGGTGTTCTTTCTGATCGTAGCTCTCAAGAGGCTCCTGAAGGCGCTCCTAAACTACTGGAAAGCATTATGGCTGGACCAATAGGATTACAAGACAGACTTACAAGTTCTGATCCTAGAGTTCAAGAAATGATGAATTCACAAATGGAGAGGGTTGGTGGTTTTAAACCAGAGAGAGGTTTAGCTGGACTTGGTGAAGTATTCGCAACAGGAGGTAGAGTAAAGAAATATAAGAAGAAAAAGTAATGGCTACATTAAACGTAACTATATCAGAAGATCTAGTCCTTAATGGACAAACGATAGTAAGCAAGAACAGTGCATCATATACTGTTACTTCTATCGATCACAGAATTATTAAGTGTACCACTACAGAACAAACTGTTCTACTATTTAACAGCGCTGATGCTGCTGGTACAGTAAAGGATGCTACTCTTAAGTACCTACGCTTTACAAACTTAGACTCTACGAACTTCGTGATTGTAAGAGTAAAGGGTAATAACGAAGAGTACTTTGTAAAGGTTCCTGCTGGAGCGAGCTTCGTACTGTCTGACGGACAGATGGATGCTAATGCAACAGGCGGAGAAACAGTATCACTAGCTAACATAGATGAGATCTCTATAGATGCAGACACAGCTACTTGCGATGTAGAGATGTATGCAGCTTCAGACCCTTCATAACATAACAACATGGATATTAAAAGAAGAAAAAAACCAGACGTAAACGAATTACTTCAAGCTCTAGCAGAAGGTAAAGCTGGAAAGCTTGCTAGACTAGAGAACAGGGATAGACGACAGTTTAACAGAGAGCAGAACAAGCAGTTTAGAGAAAGCATGGATATCTACAATCAGCTTCACGATGCTGGACCTGATAGCTGGACTCCTGAACAGGCTGACTTTGTAAACCAAATGGATACATACCTTGATGATATGTACGGAGACAACAAGGCTAATAAGATGTCTGACGGCAGTGGTTCTAAACTCACTGGCAAAGATGTAGGTAAAGCTATTGGTGGTGGTTTAGGTATAGTTGGTTTAGGTATGGCAGCTGAGCAGATAGCTCGTGATAGATTGCAACCAGACAATCCATTTCGTCCAACTACTCTAGAGAGACTAAGAGAACTGCTAGGTAGAGACTAATGAGGTTTCTAAGGAGATATAATTCTGGTGGCGAGGTAGATCTTCCTAAAAAGAAGAAACTAGAAACTGTAAAAGATACTATTGCTTATACTGGTGATCGTCGTGGCGATAAGAAGTATGATGTAAATACTCTTTTAAGTATACTAAATTTCAGTAATTCACAGACTAAGTCTGCTCCAATGTTTGAGCTTCCAGAAGAAAAAGAGGCTCGAATAGCTGCAGAGCAATCAGTAAAGCCTATAGCTTATAAAGATAAGCAAGGTAACTATAAAGTCACGTACCGTGAAGACGCTGAATCTAAATACGAACCAGCTGTTAGTGTATCAGGTCTTAAAAAAGATTTTCTAGATAAGCTTTCAGGTCGTGATTTATCAGAAAAAGAAGCTGGAAGATTTAGAAAACTTATGATGGAGCCTGCTTTCCTAGACTACTTTATAGGTATACAAGAAACAGAACCAAAGGGAAGAAGCTTTAGAAGCGTTAACGTAGCCAAAAATGTGGGTAGAAAAAGTCAAAATATAGGTGCTGGAACTACAGGCGGCAAACCTGAAGGCGAAGGTATTATGAAAATAATTAACGGAGTGAAGTACTGGTGCACCGAAGAGGAGGGATGTAAAATAATGGCAGGGGCTAGATAAAAACTAACTAAGTACACCAATTGAAAAAAAACTACTTTAACACAAAGAAAAAAAGAAAAGATCATTCGAAAGAAGCAGAGCTAATAAGATTAAATAAATTAAAGAATGAAACTCGAAGTAATAAGAATCAACAAAGGAAAGGATTCCACTAACGGAATACTCTTCGACATAACTAATGATGAAAGAAGATTTCTTTGCTACACCTTGGAAGACGAAAGTCGCAAGGAAAAAGTTTACGGAGAAACTTGCATACCTGAAGGAGAGTATCGTATCGGCTTTCGAACTGTGGGTGGATATCACGCCAAATACAGTAAGAGATTTGCTGACATACATAAAGGCATGCTTCATGTCTTGGATGTGCCAAACTTTGAATATATTCTTCTTCACTGCGGTAATACTGATGAGGACACTGCAGGGTGCTTACTACTGGGTGACACGCAAGAAAACAACAACATCAAAAAAAACGGTTTTATAGGGAAGAGCACAGCAGCATATATGAGAGTGTACCCACCGATTGCCGCAGCACTAGAAGCTGGTGAGGAGGTAACGATAGAGTACAGAGATCTAGCTGAGTGTTTACTTGTATCACCGATTCAACTAAAAGAATTTATACAAGGAGAATGTTAGGATTAGGAAACAGCATATCAACACTACCATACGTACAGAGCGCAGCACCGTATTCGAATACGAAGTCTTTAGATGGTGATTTATCGAATTCTAATGGTGTTAACACAAACTACGATCCACAGACTCTACTTAGAGGCTCTCACAGTTTCAGCATGTGGCTTAAGCCTGATGATGGAATACCCTCCCAAGCACAGATAGTATTTGGTGTTAATGCTGGATCTGCCGATTTTTCCTTCCTGAACATAACAACCGCAGGGGCGCTAACGATGTGGTTGTACTCAAACGGAACTGGACTTGGAAACATATCAATACCAAGCACTAACAGTGCGGTATTTTCTGATGGAGCTCAATCAGACTTCACGCACATTGCTATAGTGCAAGACTACAGTGGGTCTAACGTAGAGATCACCTTCTACGTAAACGGATCTGCTGCTGCTCACACCTATTTAGCAGGCTTTAAGGTGAGTGTAGCTAACGCAAATCAGTTTGCCTCTAGTGGAATAGAGATGGGTATTGATGGTACCTCTCTAAACACTGGAACTTGGGGTCTTTCTGGTGGATTCGATGGTTTAATTGATGAATTCGCTGCTTTCACTAAAGCCCTTTCCGCTAGTGAGGTGTCAGACATCTACAATAGCGGTACTCCGAAAGATGAAAGCGGCCATGACGGACTAGAGTTATACTACAGATTCGAAGACGATCTTACAGATACTGCTGGAACAAGTAACGGAAGCGCTCAGGGAACAGTTACATTCAGCTCAACAACACCTTAATATGAAGTACGTAATACTAGATAGAGACGAAATACTTGCAGAGGCTGCAGACCTACCTAATAGAAACACAATTGCTGGGTCTAATGATACAGGCTTAGTAGGGTATGACAACATCCCAGCTAAGTACAACTCTAAGATAGCTTACACCAGAGAGCAAGTAGAGACAATGATGAGAGACGACTTCAGTGTATACTACGTCTCAGGCTTCTAAATCTCTGTAGAAAGACTGCACTAACAATCTCGCCTTCTGTGTGAGCGCATACCTTACTCTGTAATTCATCTTAGTCTCTTCACGGAAGAGGTGATCCTCCATTGTCTGAGACGGAGTTAGCTTTTCGAAGTGTTTATATACGTACCCTTCATTAGCTAAAGGGAATACCAGCCTTTCACCTATATGGTTCTTAGAGTAGTCGTAGTCTTTGCTAGCGTAGTCTAGTGTCCAGAACTCTAGGTCATACGCCCATAGCATAAACATAAGCTCCTTCTCGAAGATGTCGTTCTTTCTGCAGAAGCTACGTATCTTTGTTCTAAGATTTTTTAAGTAGTTTCTTTTTACGTATCTTTGAGGTAGTTTCGAGAAGTCTCGAAAGAGTTTCTTCTTTTTAACTTTACTTTTAGGCATAGACAAATATATGGATAAGACAGAGTTTTTCCTAGAGCTACAGCAGCTTTATCAGCAGATTGAAGACCTCGTAGAAAAGCATGGGGTAGAAGAACAGTTTGCTTGTATCATGGTAGGTGGCCTAATGAGAGACCGAGACGAGTTTAGCAAAGAGTTTAAAGGACTGTACCACTACTCAATAGACGATGCGGTAGAACTAGAACAAATAATTGATTTTATATATAACACATTTAACAGAGACAACGATATCGATAAAGGGCTAGACGACCTTCTCGACGGAACTGGTATCTCACTTAATTAAAATGGAAGGCATAATACGAAAGATTATCATTGGGAAAGATCCCAAGGATGCCATGGCATATTACATAGGCATGAGAGCAGGAGACAATAAAGTCTCTACTATAGTGCTAGATGATAGACATCTACACAAGTATGGTAAGAAAAGATTCCTAGTATATCTACAAGGTAGTGACAACGCACAGGTTTTATGGAAAGCTGTCGACGAAATGCCGTGTATTGTAGAATACGATTGTAACTTCTAAGCCATGAAAGCTTTACATGTATTCGTTGTTGAACTGGAAAAGCAGATCAACGACACGATAGAGACTGACTCAGGTCTTAATCTATATATAGACACTAGATTCGAAAATGGTCAGTTCCCTAACAGGGTAACATCAGGGCCTGTGGTATCCCCACCTTATAGATATAATACTGGGGTAGAGGTTGGTGACGAGCTATACTTCCACCACCTAGTTGTACTAAACGAAGGACAGAAGCTTACAGGTAACGACAAGCACTTCGTTGTAAGCTACGATCCAGACGTAGCGTTAAGCAACCAAGCTATCGCCTACAAAAGCAAGAAGGATGGTAAGATCAGATGCCTAGCTGGATGGTGCCTTCTAGAAGCTATAGAAGAAGAGGAAGAAGAGAAGGGTATTATCGAAGTTGTTTCTCTTGAGGAAAAATTACCAACCACAGCGAAAGTAGCTTACCTTTGTGAAGAAGCTAAGGAGATGGGAGTGAAGGAGGGAGATATCGTAGGCTTCAAACAGAACAGAGACTACAGAATAAAAATAGACGGTAAGGAGTACTTCAGAACTCGTGCAGTCGACCTAATGTATATAATTGAATAAAATATGTGGAACAAAGAAGAACTATGGGAGCAGCTCGCAGATAACGAGTGCTTACTAGCTGACGGCTTCAACGAAGCTGTTATCGGAATTACATTTGGTGTAAACGCTACAGCTGTATACAGTGTAAGTAAAGTCCTTGATATCCTTGTAGAAGAGGGTATGAGTATAGAGGATGCTATTGAGCACTTCGAATACAACATTGGTGGCAGCTACATAGGAGAAAAGACACCTATATGGGTTTACGATTTAGATGAGCAAGAGTAAGTTTACAACTATCTCAGCTTCTGAAAGACTTATGAGAAGTATGGAGGTAGCTATCAACAACATGATAGAAGAAGTGAAGAAGCCTGTTGATCCAGAAATCAACGGTAGTGCTAGAAAAGCAGAGCTTCAATCTATCAAGCAGACAGCTACAGACTGTAAAGAGCTTATCATAGAGAGACAGAGATTAGAGCAAATGGTAAAAGACCTCAAGAACAACGGTGAGATAAATCAAGGCGGTGACTACAGCGGTGGTTTTGCCGAAAGGTTTTCTAAATAAATACTAAAATGAAAAAGCAAATTAAATTCAACGTCGAAGCCAAGGCTTCGCTTAGAGCTGGAGTTGATGCTCTAGCTAATGCAGTTAAAGTAACACTTGGACCTAAGGGACGTAACGTAGTGATACAGAAGAGTTTCGGTGCACCTCATGTAACTAAAGATGGGGTTAGTGTTGCTAGAGAAGTTTTCCTACCAGACCCTGTAGAGAACATGGGCGCTCAAATGGTAAAGGAGGTAGCGTCACGAACATCCGACGTAGCTGGAGACGGTACTACTACAGCAACCGTTATAGCACAATCTCTAATCGAACTGGGCATGAAGAAAGTCCTTGAGGGCTCTTCTCCTATCGATATTAAAAGAGGTATGGATATAACGCTTCAGTCAGCTATAAAATCTATAGAGAAGAACAGCACTCCAGTAGGTTCTAATAGTGATGAAATTGCACAAGTTGCAACGATCTCTGCTAACAACGATAAAGAGATTGGCGACTTAATAGCAGAAGCTATGTCTAAGGTTGGTAAAGAAGGTGTTATTACTGTAGAAGAAGCCAAGGGTATGAGCACAACTATAGATGTTGTAGAGGGCATGAAGATCGATAGAGGGTACCTAAGTCCTTACTTCGCTACTAACCCAGAAAAGATGGAGGCTGAACTTATCAACCCATTTATTATGCTGGTAGACCAAACAGTAAGCAAAATGTCTGACATAATTCGAGCTCTTGAGTTAACAGCTAAAGCAAACAGACCGCTTCTTCTAATTGCAGAAAACGTAGAAGGTGAGGCTCTTAGTTCTTTAGTAGTAAACAGAGTGAGAGGAAATATTCAGGTTGCTGCGATCAAAGCACCTTCCTTTGGTGACAATAAAACTAGCATCCTAGAAGATATTGGAATCCTTACCAATGGGATTGTTATATCTGAAAAAATGGGTGTTGATTACAGCTCAGTAAGTCTAAGTCAATTAGGTGAAGCTGATAAGGTGATTATTACAAAAGACAGCACAACTATCGTAAACGGTAAAGGTGATTCTGAAGCTATTGAAACAAGAGCTAACGAGTTACGCCAACAGAAAGAAACAGATAGGCTTGCTAGATTCGCTGGTGGGGTAGCTGTACTAAAGATTGGTGCTGCTACAGAAGTAGAGATGAAGGAAAAGAAAGATAGAGTAGACGACGCTCTAGCTGCAACAAAAGCTGCTGTTGAAGAAGGTGTTCTTGCAGGTGGTGGCGTGGCATGTATGCAGGCTGTATATGATGCTGTTGACGAAAGTACGCTACCAGACGGAGAAAAAAATGGGATGTTTATCTTAGCTGAAGCAGCGAAAGCTCCGCTTATGCAGATAGCAAAGAACGCTGGGTATGATCCTAAAGAAGTTCACTTAAAAACTTTAGCTGAACCTCGTGGACATGGATTCAATGCTAAGACTGGTGAGTACGGAGACATGCTGAAGATGGGTGTTGTAGACCCAGCTAAGGTAACTCGTGTGGCGCTAGAGAATGCTGTATCTATCGCAGGTATGGTTCTACTAACGGAATGCACTATGTCAATTATGCAGGAATAAGATATGTCGGCCCTACTTGAACTTAAAGATTATGAAGAACCTGCTGTTAAGATTTGTCCCAGTGGTACGGAGGGTGAAGTTATCGAACTCGGTGGGCTACTCATTTGTCTTCCGAAAAGGCCGCCTAAGAAACAAATTCAAGGACATAGCAAATCAAAGCTTCTGCAAATGTGGGAGAGGATATCTATGCCGAAGGAACTGTCTCGTGTTCGTTCTATGGATGAGTGGGCTGAAATGCCAAGGGAGTTCAGAGAGAAGTTTCGTCCATATATCGAAGAAGAGTTTAGGCGTAGGCGTGAGGGCTTTTGGTTTTATAACAACGGTACACCTACATATATTACGGGGAGGCACTACATGATGCTTCAGTGGACCAAGCTAGACATCGGATATCCTAACTTCTTAAACTTTCAACGTGAGATCTTTTTACATATGGCTGCGTGCGAAGCTGATCCACGTTGTATTGGTCAGCTTTACACTAAGTGCCGTCGTTCTGGTTATACTAATATCTGCTCTTCTGTACTTGTTGATGAAGCGACGCAAGTCAAAGATAAGCTTCTTGGCATACAGTCGAAAACTGGTAAGGATGCTCAGGAGAATATCTTCATGAAAAAGGTGGTGTATATGTTCCGTAACTACCCATTCTTTTTCAAACCTATTCAGGATGGTACGACTAACCCACGTATGGAGTTAGCGTTCCGTGAACCATCGAAGCGCATAACTAAAAACAATAAAACATCTCAGATAGGTGAAGCACTCAATACCGTAATCAATTGGAAGAACACAACCAATAACGCATACGATGGTGAAAAACTCCATATCATGTACCTCGATGAGGCAGGTAAGTGGGAGAAGCCTACAGATATAAGAGATGCTTGGAGGATACAGAGAACCTGCTTGATTGTAGGTAGAAAGATTATTGGTAAAGCGCTGGTAGGCAGTACCGTAAACCCTATGGATAAGGGAGGTAAGGAGTACAAAGATCTTTGGGAAGACTCTAATCCAGACGAAAGAAATTCTAACGGAAGAACTAGATCTGGTTTGTACAGGCTGTTTATTCCTGCGTATGATTCGCTTGAGGGTTTTTTCGATAAGTATGGACATCCTGTTGCAGAAGATCCTAGTTCAGTCATAGAAGGGTTAGATGGTGAAGACATTATATTCGGATCAAAGACTTTCCTGAAGAATGAAAGAGACAGCCTCAAAGACGATCCATCAGAGCTTAACGAGGTTACTCGACAGTTTCCTTTCACAGAGGATGAAGCATTCAGAGATAGTATTGATGGTAGCCTATTTAACATCGGTCAGATATACGAACAGATACAACATAATGATGAACTATTTCCAAACCCTGTAGTAGTAGGAAACTTTGTTTGGAAGAATGGTGTGGCTGATACCGAGGTAGTATTTAAACCAGATCCGCAAGGCAGGTTTAGAGTAGCTTGGATGCCACCACAAGAATTAAGAAACATAAAGAAGTATGAGCGAGGAAAGCTTGTACCACCGAATGCAGAGCTAGGAGTGGGAGGCGTCGACTCCTACGACCTTGACGCCACCGTCGACGGACGAGGGTCAAAGGGAGCGTTACACCTTTACAACAAATTTCATATGGAGCATCCAGCAAATATGTTTGTATTGGAGTATGCGTCTCGTCCACCTCTAGCTAAAATCTTCTACGAAGATGTATTGATGGCTTCTGTATTTTACGGTTACCCAATATTAATCGAGAACAATAAGTACGGTATCGCAAGACACTTTGAATCAAGGGGTTACGACGGTTACTTACTTGGTAGGCCTGCGCACTTATCTTCACCTAACTCTAAGGTTAACGTAAAGACAAAAGGTATACCTTCTAACTCTAACGATGTAATACAAGCTCATGCTCACGCCATAGAAGCATACATACACAATCACGTAGGATTCAACAGAGAAACTGGTGAGATGGGTAGAATGTATTTTAACAGAACTTTAGAAGACTGGATTGGATTTAACATCACAAACAGAACAAAGTTTGACTTGACTATCAGTGCAGGTTTGGCCCTACTTGGTGCGCAAAAAGTCAAGCAAAAGAAAAAGCCAAGCAACTTCAATGAGAAGAAGTTCTTTAGGAGATATAAGCCAATCTCTTGAAAACAGCAGATTTAGTATATTTGCAAAAATAGAATCCCTTGATGTATAATAGTAATAAGAAAAAGTCAGGCTTCCCTGATGCGCTTGCACCACAGCAAGCCAAGTCTCAAGAAGCTTACGGACTGCAATATGCAAAAGCCATTGAGTCACAGTGGGGTACAAGACATAATGCTAGTTCTATGATTAGTAAGCGTAATAAGATATTCGATAGGAATAGAGATTACGCTAACGGA